AAGGCATCAAGCGGAGCAAATGAGAAGTTTGTCTTCAACTTTGACGATACCGATCAAAGATTCATTCGTAAGGTATTCAACACCAACCCACAACTTGTGTCAAGTGGTGACTTCTACGATTCAACCCTAGAGCGCAACTACTGGCTCGGTGGAACATTTGAGCAGGAACTAAGAGATGGCGGTCGTAACAGCCTAACTGGTAGTTCAACCTCACTTGTTACTTCTAAGATGCTCGGTGTTATTCTTCCAATCGAAAAGGGTGGTGTCGGTCCTGGCGATATGCAGGTTAGCACCCAGGAAGCCCAGACTGGTTGGTTTATCGGTCAGGATCTTGGAGCCGCTGGAAGCTACCTTCCAGAAGAAGCACTTAAGCTATTCAAGCTTAAGGGGCGCGGACATGGTGAGTGGCTAAACAAGAATGTCAAGATTTCTATTGAGAAGATTAGATATTCTAACACACAAACAAGCGACTACGGTTCGTTCTCGGTTGTTCTAAGAACACTAACCGATACTGATACCAACCCAGTTATTCTTGAAAGGTTCGATAACCTAAGTCTAGATTCAAGATCACCAGATTACATCTCTAGAAGAATCGGTGATAAGCACTTACAGTGGAGCGAGACTGAAAGAAGGTTAAGAGAGTATGGTGAATACCCCAACCAGTCTAAGTTTGTATATGTCAGCGACATAAACGAGGGCAACATTCAAAACGCCAACTCTCTAATTCCATTCGGTTACTATGGTCCTCCAAACTTTGCTCCTGTTACTTCTTGGAGTGGTTCTTTGGAAACTGGTGATGCCAATGGTGTTTCTACAAAATACATTTCTACTGGAAATACTTTTGCAACTGGCTCCGTTGCCGAACACTTTCTTTCAGGTGCTGCACAAAATCTTACTGCATCTCTTCAGTGGCCAATAGTTCGCCTTCGTCACTCCGCTTCTGATGGCGGAATGTCCGACCAGACTGATGCTTACTTCGGTATGCAGACCACAAGAGACGTAAGTTCAACCCGTGGCGCTCAGTCGGTAAAAGATTACCACAGACTTTGGCTACAAAGTGGCTGGGGCGGAACCGGTGTTGGTTTAGTTGCTCAGTCTTACGTGTTCACCATGGATGATGTTATTGCCTCTAGCGCTGCTGCTTCATTCGAAAGCGGCTCCAGAACTGGTGGCTACAGCTATACAGCACAAAGCGGTAAGTCCTACAAGGATCTAATTGACCTTGGTTACGATAAATTTACCGCACCTATGTGGGGCGGCTTTGACGGCTTCGACATTACTAAACCAGACCCATTGTACAACACTGGTATTTCTGATACAGCAACCGACAAAAACAGCTACATTTACAACACCTATAAGCGTGCCATTGACAGTGTTGCTGACCCAGAGTTTGTAGATATGAACCTCTTAATTGCCCCTGGGCTAACTAAGGACGGACTAACAACTCATATGGTTGATGTCTGCGAGGCGAGAGCAGATGCGCTAGCTCTTATCGATCTACCAAATGTGTATCTTCCATCACACGAAGCATATTACCCTGACATCAAAGACAGACAGGCATCTGCTCCGTCTGATGCAGCTAACAAACTTCGCCAGCGCCAAATTGATTCATCATATGGTGCCACTTTCTACCCTTGGGTACAGACCGTAGACGAAGGCACCGGTCAGGCTCTCTGGGTTCCCCCCACTGTTGCAATGATGGGTGTCCTTGCGTCTTCCGAACGTAGCTCAAAGATCTGGTTTGCGCCCGCAGGCTTTAATCGCGGTGGACTCTCAGACGGTGCCGCAGGTATTCCTGTCACCAGCGTCTCACGCAGACTGACTTCCAAGGAGCGTGATGTTCTTTACGAAGCACGCATTAACCCAATTGCTAGTTTCCCAAGTACCGGTATTGTTGTCTTCGGACAGAAGACCCTACAAGAGAGACCATCTGCGGTTGATAGAATTAATGTGCGTCGTCTGGTTATTTTCCTTAAGAAGCAGATTTCCATACTTTCTACTCAGATTCTTTTTGAGCAGAATGTTCAGGCAACTTGGAGCCGCTTCAAGGGTCTTATCGAGCCATTCCTTGCAAATGTCAAGGTTGATTTCGGTATCACCGATTACAAACTCATCCTAGACGAGAGCACTACAACGCCTGACCTTATCGACCAGAATGTTGTTTACGCAAAGATTATGATTAAGCCCGCAAGAGCAATTGAGTACATCGCTATCGACTTCATTGTTGCTTCTACCGGCGCATCATTTGACGACTGATAACCTGGGGGCTTTTGCCCCCGCCCACTACTTACTTATGAATTACAGGAGAACCTAACAAATGCCATTCTGGTCAACTAACTTTGGTGAGGACACTACCCTCAAAGATCCAAAACGTAACTTTAGATTTATCGTTGAATTTAACGGTATCAACGCTACCCCCGGTGGTGCTCTTGCTTGGTATGCCAAGTCTGCACAGAAGCCTTCATTCGCTGTAGCCAGCGCAGAACACAAGTATCTTAACCATACCTTCTATTACCCAGGCTCGGTTACTTGGAATCCAATTTCCATTACCATGGTCGATCCGGTTGAGCCAGACATGACTGCTACATTCGCTGACATTCTTGTTCAGAGTGGCTACTCTCCACCAACCGACACTACGTCTCTTGGTACTATTTCCAAGGCAAAGGCAGCAGGTGCTCTCGGTATCGTTACTATCACCCAGATTGACTCAGACGGCAATCCGCTTGAAACTTGGACTCTTTGGAACTCTTTTGTTGAAGATGTTAAGTTTGGCGATTCACTCTCATACGGTGATGATGAGCTTACCGAAGTCTCTGTGACCCTCAAGTACGACTGGGCAAGAGTAGAGACCACCACAGACTCTTCAGCAGTAAGTGGCGGCGGTCGCGAGTTCTTCAAGGTATAATTTAGACAATATAAAACGCGAGGTGTAAATTGTCAAGAAACAAGAATCGTGTTGGAAACACAGTCCAGCACGACACAAGCCCCCCAGCAGACAATGGCGGTGGCTTTTCATTTGTGGTTCCAACAGAGTTTGTGGACCTTCCTTCTCAGGGTCGTTTTTATCCAGAAGGGCACCCACTACATAATCAGACTTCTATTGAAATCAAGCAGATGACTGCCAAAGAAGAGGACATTCTTACTTCAAGATCTCTTCTTAAAAAGGGCGTTGCCATTGATAGACTAATTCAGAGTCTAATAGTCAACAGAGGAATCGATCCTTCATCGTTGTTAACAGGAGATCGAAACGCTATTGTTATTGCTGCCAGAGTTTCTGGTTATGGTAACGATTATGAAACAAACGTGCAGTGCCCTGCTTGTGGTGCTAAACAGAATTACTCTTTTGATTTGAATTCTGCGAATCTTATTCACGGAGTTGCGAGAGAAGATTTGGGAGTCACTGATAATGGTGATGGAACAATCACTTGTATTCTCCCGAAAACAGAAGTTGAAGTTGTTGCCAGATTGCTTACAGGCAGAGATGAGGGCGCCGTTACCACTTTGGCAAAATCAAATAATTTGGTTACGCAGCAGCTTGAAAGAATTATTGTGAGTGTAAATGGGGATAGTTCTACACAGGCGATACAATATGTATCGCAAAACTTGCCTTCATTTGATTCTCGTCATCTTCGTATGGCTATTAAAAAAGCTACCCCAAACATCGATCTAACCCAAGAATTTTCCTGTACCGAATGCGGTCATGAGCAGGAAATGGAGGTGCCGTTGACAGCGGACTTTTTTTGGCCTGACCGATGAATACAACGAGGGTCTGTACGAACAGATTTTCTTTCTAAAGTATTCGGGTGGGTGGAGTTTTGCTGAAGCGTATAGCCTGCCTGTAGGGCTTAGAAACTGGTTTGTTAAGCGCACCATCAAACAACTTGAGATGGAAGCAGAATCAGTTAAAAATGCCTCCAAGGGCGGTGGCAAGTCTCAAGAACTGACACCCTTTAATCAGCCAACAATGCCAAAAACCTTCTAATGTAAGCGCTCTTCGGGGCGCTTTTCTTTTTTATCCAAGATCTATTTATTGGTGAGGTATCTTTATGGCGATCACACCCGAAGAATTACAAGATCTAATAAAAGCTGGCGCTTCTGTTACAAAGATCAGAGATGAGCTTGAGGGGATGTCTAGGGGCGCGATGAGAGAACTATCAACGGCTTTTCAAGACCTCGTCGGCGATACTGATGGATTAGTAAAGAAACTCAACGATGCCGTCGCAGCCCAGGAAAGAAGCTATGATCGCAGCATTAAATCAATAAAAGCCGCTAAAGAAGAAGCACAGCAAGCCTTAAATAACGCTTCTAATAAACAAAAAGCAGCAGAATTACAGATAGAGTTAGAACAAAAGCAACTAGAACTTCTAAAAGAGCAAAAAAAACAAGGCGAAGATGTTGCTGACCAAATACAAAAACAAATAAAAACGTTAGAGGGTTTGGGACAGGAACTCAATCAGGCAAAAAAAGCTGTTGATAGTCTTAGTAGCGGTTTTGGAGATCTTTTAAAAGGCAATCTAACTTCTGGTTTAAAGTCTGTGGGTAAGGGACTCGGAGAGCTAACCAAAAAGGCAGGACTAGACCCCATTGCCAAATTTAAAGATGAGCTTTTTGGACTAGCCACAAAAGCAATCGGCGGTAGCGGCGGCGCTATAGCGGCGTTAGGTGGGCTGTCTGCGGCATTTGTAGCAGTTGGTATTGCCGCATTTGTCTGGAAAAAGATATTTAAACTAGCAATAGAAGTGATGGATGCCCAAAGTGCCTTTATGAAGGCAACCGGCGCATCAAGAGAGTTTGCTAGTTCGCTTAATGAAGTTACCGAAGACGTGCGAAGGTTTGGAGCATCAGCAAAAGAGGCTGGTGAATCATTTCAAGCTTTGTTTACTGGAGTTTCTGACTTCACAATGATGTCTGTTGGGGCACGAGAAGAAATAACAAAGAGCGCGGTCGCACTTTCAAAACTTGGCGTCAGCAATCAAGACTTTGCTCGTGGATCACAAATAGCAATCAAAGCTATGGGACAAACTGGTGTGCAAGCCGCTGCCACACAAAGAGAGATCGCTGCTCTCGGCATGGACATAGGCGTTGCGCCATCCAAGATGGCTGCCGACTTTGCCGAAGCAGGACCACAACTGGCTAAGTTTGGCTCTGATGGTGTTCGGGCATTCAAAGACTTGGCTGTTGCTGCAAAGGTAACAGGAATTGAAGTGGGCAGGCTTATGAGTATTACAGGACAGTTTGATACTTTTGAAGGCGCTGCCACAGCAGCCGGCAAATTGAATGCTGCCCTTGGTGGCAACTTTGTTAATGCGATGGAGTTAGTTACTGCGACAGATCCAGTAGAAAGGTTCAAGATGATAAGGGACTCCATACTTGATGCTGGGTTATCTTTTGATGAAATGTCGTATTATCAAAGAAAATTCTTTGCCGAATCAGCGGGTCTTGAGGGCGAGGCAGAACTGGCAGCACTTATGTCTGGGAACATGGATTCTCTCGCTGGAAACATAGGCAAAACATCAGATCAGTATGCCAACATGGCAGAGCAAGCAGCAAAGGCGCAAAGTTTTCAAGAAAAAATCGATACCTTGTTTATGTCTCTTATACCAGTAATGGAGCCTTTAATAGAATCATTGGTATCATTATCTGATTGGATGATGGAAAACCTAGATGTTGTCAAGCTTGGCTTCAAAGCGATGCTTATTGGTGTTGGCGCACTAACAGTGGCTATGACTGCTCTTGGGGTTTCTACACTGATAGCAACAGCACCGGTTTGGGCTATCCCTGTCGCTATAGGGGCTGCTATCGCTGCAATAGCGGCATTAGCCTCGCTATTATTTGTTGATAGCTATGCTTCTTCTTTCCTTGAAGGTCTTCACAAAATAGGAGATGGATTTGCATTTATAGCAGAAATGGCAGCATTTGCCGGCAGCCCCATCAGCAAGCTCATAGGTGAAATGGGAGAACTTGGTGGTGAGATGTTTACAGGTGACAAAAACATACTCGTGGGCACAAAGATGACCGGTGATGGACTGGCGGGTGTTGGTACTGGCGCACAGATGGCAGCCAATGCTTCCGGCAACCTAATCACCGCACAAAAAGAAACAATGAGAGAAGTCACGCGAGAGACAAACAACAACTATAGCGGAAATAGCAGCGATACCAAAGTTAACATCAACTTTGCCAATAAGAGATTCAAAGACTTCTTTGATGTCGAGGTCGAAAACTCTATTGGCAGAGCAGCAAGAAAGGCGGTAATCTAAAATGGCTCTTGAATTTGACATAAGAAAGTATAACCCAGAAGACAACACTCTTGTTGATGGATCTGATGCTCTCGCAAACCAGCGAGATCAGGTTATCTCTTTTCAAAATATACGCAATCAAGAGTCTGTATTCTTCAAGGCTTTTATCACAGCGTTCAGCGATACATATTCTCCAAACTTTAATAGCGTAGAAGTATTCGGTAGAACTGACCCGATACAACAGTACAAGGGAACCAACAGAAGCATCACGCTTGCTTTTAAGGTCCCTGCTGCTTCCGAGAGTGAGGCGTTTGAAAACCTTGGCAGAGCAGGAAAACTTATCCAAATGCTTTATCCTAGTTATGCAAGCGTCTCCAATGCCCTCACTCTTTCAGAGGCTCCGCTTGTTCGCTTAAAAGTTATGAACTTGTTGAGCAAAGTTGAAACAGACCTAGCCTATACCTTGGGTCCATCAGAACGGGGAGTTAGTGGTGTAGGCAGAGACATACATGGGCGTCGTTCTTATGAACAGTTTTATTCTGATTACAAATCAACAGCAGCGCCAAATCAAGGTATCCTTGGTGCGATAACCTCTTGCACTGTAAACCATGGACTTGAAAGCGAAGGCGCATTTTCAAAAATAGACGAAGCGGGGGGACAGCCAACCGCAGTTCATAATACAATACTTCCAAAATTAATAGAAATAAATGTTAGTTTTACTCCGATACACGAAGAGACCATTGGATTTGAGGGCGAAGCAAATAATACACCCTCATTTCCTTATGGTGTTTTTTTAAAACCAGGGGAAGATAGGGTCTCTCAAGGTGTGCCTCCAAGCGAAAGAGGAAAGCAGAAAACCTTAGAAGAAACAAGGCAAGCTAAAGATAGCGCACAACAAAGAGAAGACTTGGCAAAAGCAAAGCTTCAAAAAACACAAAGTAAGATGAATCGTATGCATATAACCAAAAAACAACAAAAAAGAAGAAACGAGGCAAGATTAGAAGCACAACAAAATTATGATACTGCAAAAGAAAGAACTATTGATGCCAAAATTGAATATATTTTGTTCTCTGATATAACATAGGATTAACAAATGGCTAACGTAAGAAACAACGAAAGAATAGTAGACAACAACATAGACCACTACAAAGACCTTGTGGGCAAGAGAGGCAAGAAAAGCATAAGGCATTACACAACGCCTACTATGCGACACCCCACTGTATCCGAGAGAGCAGGCACCCCAACCACAGGTCATCTATGGACTGTTGGAGATCGTTTCTATAAGTTAGCACACCAGTATTATGGTGATGTAAACTTCTGGTGGGTTATCGCTTGGTGGAATGGTTATCCAACCGAAGGTCATATCAAGACGGGCGATTACCTTGACATACCTTTGGACCTTCCTGCTGCGCTAGAAGTGTTGGGGGTGTAAAATGGCGGAAGAAACTAAGCCGTGGTGTTTCACGAAGGACATGGCGCTCGAACAACTTGATGGTGTTAAGCAAGCGTATCTAGATAAACTACAAGAAGTTCATAGTCAGATTTCTGACGAAGAGTGGAAAGGTATTGTAGAGCCTTTTAAACTGGGTAGCCATAAACTTGGAAATTACAATGAGAAGCCCTCTAGTCCTGTTTATAAATCGAATTGGTGGAATTTAGAAGATCCTGATTGCTGGAAAGCACATAGAGAATACGCATCCGATAATCTTGAAGTTGACAATCCTTTAAATAATATTTCTATATCTTTACAAGATTTTTGGCTCTCAGAAATCTATACCAGAGGTTCTGCCGTTAACCCGCTGATACTTCAACAACAACGCTTTAAAGACATAGAATCAACAACCGGATTATTAATAACAGACAAGTTTTCAACAGTAGAAGGTCTAAAAGTCTATAACATCAAAGAATTGAAAGAAGAAATTTATTCTGTTTTGGGGGCGCTGGTCGATGTCCTTATTCTATTTGAAAAAGAGCCTGCCTATCCTTCAATGGCAGCAAATTTTTCTACACTTTGTTTAAAAGTAGAAAGTTCTTTAACTCAAATAGAGGAAATAGTAAATACTTATTCTGCTTTTTGTCCTACAAATGAAGGATTTAAAGACTATTATCTTGATGCTGTTATTAAATTAGGCGAAGATCAAATTAAATTGGATGTAGCCACAGCAGCCGCCAGTGCCGCAGTAGATGATGGGGGTGCATTAATAGAGGGACCGGCAGGGATGACTCGTGGTTTCAGAAATGCCCAAGATGCTCTAGAATACACAAAGGCAATAGAAGATGCTCGTATCAAGGCTAGAGAAAGGCTTGAAAAAGCAATTGAGCAAGCCTTTGAAGAAGCCTTCGCAGACAACCTTGCTTATTCCGAACAATGTATGCTTCTCACTTTCCTACCAGAACTATTGGTTTCAAACAATTCAAATGGTATACCTTATGTAAACCCACAAGACAGCAACTATCCACTAAAAGTAGATGGAGATGCTTTTGGTTTTGTAAATCGACTTGTTGTTGATCCAAGTCAAAAAGAATTGTTTGAATTAAAGCCAAGCGTTGTATCGCAGCTTATACCATATATACGACTTTACAAGGTTGAGAAAGATGAGGATGGCGTTGATCGAGAGACGCGCATAACTTTTGATACAAATATAACAAATGACCTTGGAGGCTCTGGTTCCTCTCTTCGTAGGCAACGCGGATATGGTGTGGGTATGAATAGTTTCACCTTTTCCTACGATGGTACAGACCCATTCTCTGCGAAAAAAGCAATCAGTGCAAGATTGAGTATCTTTGCTTCTACATTCGATGACCTGCTCCGAGAAAGAGATGGCTTCAAATACGCAGACTTGGCTCTAAAGACCGGTGGTATAGCGGAGAGTAAGAAAAGAACCCTGAGCGATATAGAGAAAGAAAACGCTGAAAAGTTAAACTTTCGTCTCAAAGCAACTGTTGGCTGGAATGTGCCAAGAGAAACATTTGTTGGGTTCTCAGAAGATATTAGAAATGCTATGTATAATTCTTACATTACAATTTATCTTACCCCAACAATACATTCATTTGACTTTGACGAAACTGGTGCAGTTACTTTCGATATTGAATATCTTGCTTATATTGAAGACGCTATGGCACAGAGATCCTTTAACATATTTTCTAATCTTGCTAAAGAGCAGCTTGCTATGGAATCTATTGTAGATTCTTTAAAAGAAATGGGGTGCGAAGAGAGCGGAGAAGAGTTTAAGAAAATAAATAAAGCAAACGAAGAGTTTGTATCTCAAACAAACCTGATGGCTTATTCTAGTCTTGTTTCAAAGTTAGCCGGCAAAGACAAGATTTACTACCTCAACATGACTTATGATGATGTATCGAGAATACTACAAAACCCTGATGATGAAGATATCGTGTTTCCAAAGCCATACACAAACTCGATGGTTTCTCAGACAACACCTGAGGCGATTAATAAAGCGGCGGATTTGACTACTGATGAAGATGGCAGTAATGGACAAAACATTCTAAGCGTAGCCGCAGTATCTCAAGATAATGAATCAATCCCTTACTTCTATCTAGAAGACATGGTTGCCATTGCTATGGAAAATGTCGAACAAACACTAAGAACAGGCGCACAGGATTTGTCAAGCGCAAAGTATTTCGAGTTTTTGAGAAAAAAAGAGATAGCCTCAATTAACTTATCAAGAGCAAAAAAGCAAATAAAAAACAAACAAGTAGAACTTAAAAATAGCCTCCAACAGTTTCAACAGATGCGAGTGATGCTTGGTCCAATAGAAGTATATTCACCATCAAGAAACAAGGCTTCCATCAAAACGACATTAGCAAATATACCAATTTCTTTAAATTACTTTTTTGAGTTTATGTCAAAAAAGGTTTTATCAAAAGAGATACTAAATTACCCAATAAACAAATTTATCAAAGATCTTGTAAATGATCTTATCAAGAACTTTTTAAATTCAAGCGATTGCACAAGGGTCGATAATAGTCAGAAACTAAATATCAATAGCACTGCGATAACAGCTTATAACAGAACAAGAAGCAGAAGTGAATGGAAAGCAGGCAAGCCTTCGATAGATGACATCTCCTACTTCCTAACTGATCCTAAAGCGGAGCGTGATGGTCCGGTCCTACTTTTAAGTGGTAAAAGAGACGCTCCAGTATCTACACCAATAGGGGGTATGATAAATTACTATGTTTTTTCGGCAGGTCGCAAATACCCTGTTGACAATTATGTCGGTGATAGAACAGCAGATGAAAATGTTGGCATATTCCATTATATTCTTGGCAGAGATAAGGGCATAATAAAGAATATCAGTCTTGAAAAAACCACCACAACTGGTCTAAAAGAGGTCAGGTTTGAACAAGAAGGCTACAACGGCTTAGAGCAGCTAAGAGAAGTCTACAATGTTAAGGTGGATTCTTTCTTAAACGTCCAAACATTTCCGGGTACTTATATTTATGTTGAGCCAAGAGGGTTTTCTCCCAATACTACTGAAGATCTAACTCGATATGGCATAGGCGGCTACCACATGATTACGAAGACTACACACAGGATTGCACCCGGCGATGCGTCTACAACTATTCAGGCAGCTTGGGTAGCAAGCAAAGAAGGTAAACCGACTAAGGCGGGAGGCGGCGGTAGTGGAACAAAAAAGCGTACTCCAGAGAGCAATGAAAAAATAAATAAATGTGTTGTCGGTGTTATCGACCTTGGTAGGCTTATAACCGGCAGAGACGGACGAGACTTGACTCCAAGAGAGCGTGGTCAGTTAGGGCAGGAACTATATGAAGCCGCAGAAGAGGCTGGCACGCACAAAGGGATTTATACAGTATAATGGGTATCTTCTATAAAGAATCAAATGAAGAAGGGTCGAGAGATCTATTCAATAAGTCTGTTATCTACAAAGGAGAAATGTTAGAGTTTTCTGAAACATACTCCAATGTTGTAGATTTTAACTTTGGAGAAAAATATTTATTTGGCAGAGTAAACCGAAACTACATTAGCATACAACCCAATGAAATACTGACTACTTTTACTCGTGTAAACAATCAAAGAAGCAGGGATTCTGTAAAAGTATTTAATTTTGTGGCAGATGGATTTCAGGAACTATCGAGACAATTTAAAAAAGCAGCACAAATAGGCAAAATAGATAAAAACGATGACTATCTTACAAACCTAATAGCATATGACGGCTACAAGAGTGTCGACAGTCTCTACGGCATCTATATTTCAGACATGGTGTCAGCTATAAGGGGCAAACTCACAGATGACAATATTATTATAAAAGACTTTGATGGTTTCGTCCAGTATCTTTTGAGTTTTATCCATGCAGCAGGGCAAACTTTCCCTATTACCAAGACCGGTTTTGTTCGTAGTCGTCACTGTTCTCCGCTTATTAGCGGCTTGACGATCGAGATTGCAGATCTCACATACACCAACGATCAGCAGAAGATTAATCTGTTTAAGAACAGTAGAAATTTTGAATATTACCTTAATGCTTGCAACAGCTTTGGTTTCATGGTAGACTCTTCCATCCCTTGGAGGATTACTCTTGATATTGGGAGTGATGATGTGGTTGAAGGTCTGCTAAAACCTCGTGGATTCACTTCCACTGATTCACTTTTGCTTGTTGGTTATAAACAAACACATATATCTTATTATAATTCTTTTAGATCTCAATTGCTAGGAATATACAATCAAGTTGTAAGATCAAATCATATTGAATATGATGATTGTAATGGAAAAACTAAAATTATAAACAGAACAGAATATACATTAGATAAAATCAATAATATTTATAATGAAGATTATTTTATTAAATTATATTGTATGTTTAGATTTATAGAAGAAGAGAACAAACATTCAAAAGCAGAACAGGATCATAATATAACAGACTTCATAAATCTGTCAAGGACGAGCGGTGTAAATTATGCGATAGGATCCTTTGAAAGATTTATCTCGCAACCATTTGACTATCGCGGCTCGCTGAGTTATCTTATAAGAGAACAAGAGAAACGAGAGGATGTATGATCTTCCAAACACTGGACGACAAAACAGAGTGTGTCGGTGTCTACGTTGATGGTAAACTACACTTCGACCATATCCCCGATGGACTAACAAGAACATGGAAATACACAGGATCCGTTCAAGATCCCGATGTTGAGTTTGCTTGGTTATATTGCGGAGGTAAAAAATTAGAAGAAGTATGCCCAGAAGATTTAAAAGCGGAACTTACCGAGCTTCAAAAGACCTTCAAAGCCTACCTTCTGTCACTTTCAATAGGCAAGATCAACCTACACGACAATTGTTTTTTCGATCTCGTGCCAAGTGACTTCTTGCTTCAGTTTTGTGAGGTCAGAAACAAGATCACAGAGCACGTTTTTAATAACCACTCTCGTCCTGAAAACTACGTTCACCTTGATCGTACTTACAAGCTTCTCCATAAGATCAAATATCAGAAGTTGAATATCAATGTGGATGGGTGCCGTCACCTAATGACCACCACAAGCGACCGAGAAGACATCAGAATGCTTGTAAAAAACAAGTCCCACTATGTGGACTACAATCTTTTTGGAACCGTCACAGGGCGCCTCGCGACCAAGAGAGTAAGCAATCCTATTCTCACAATGAAGTCAAGATTTCGTTCTCTAATCAAGCCAACAAATGACTGGCTTGTGTCGTTTGATTATAACGGAGCAGAGGTAAGAACCTTCTTAGCACTCTCGGGTATTGAACAGCCAGAAGAAGACATTCACGAATGGAATATGAAACACCTTTACGGAGATCACCCTATTGATCGGGAAGAAGCAAAGGTTAGATTTTTCTCTTCGTTCTATAATCACAACGACAATTCTCTCAAAAATTCTGTTTACAGTAGGGATCGGGTTACTGGTGATTATTTTTATGGGAATCGCATCGTAACGCCGCTTAGGCGGACTATCAAAGTAGATGAGAAAAAGGCTTTCAGCTACATTATCCAAAGTACGACAGCAGATCTTACAATCGACAGGGCTATTGAGCTTGATAAGGTGCTTGAGGGCACAAAATCAAAAGTGGCTTTCATTGTACACGATGAAGTTGTGCTTGACATTCACGAAGAAGACAGATATAGGATACCAGAGTTAAAGGAGGTGTTCCAAAACAACAAACTTGGATCGTTTAGAGTAAATGTAAAGGCAGGCAAAAGTTACGGAGACCTGAAGGAGTTGAAGTTGTGATTTCGCTAATAGGCATAGGCGAAGCAGGCTGTAATGTGGTTTCTTTATTCCAAGACCACAAGGAATATAATTGTTTCTTGTTCTCGGAAGGTCAGGAGAACACCAAATGGACAAGAAATCTCCCAAAAATGGCAAAAGCAGAGGATTGCGAGGATAACGCACCAAAACTTTCATCGTACAAGACTCTACAAGCAGTTCAGGGCAGGGTTCAAGTGTTTATTTGCGGGTCATCTTTCTCGGCAAACTACACATTGGCAATACTACAACAAATAAAGGACCGAGCCCTTGAGATCTTCTACATCAAGCCAGATGTAGACCTACTGATCGGCGATGTCAAATTACAAGAGAGGGCAATCTTTGGGATTTTACAAGAATACGCAAGATCTGGACTATTCAGTAGCTTTACAATCTTGTCAAATCCAGCAATCGAGAAGACAATAGGCGAGATCCCAATAAAAAAATACTTTGAAGTAATCAACAAGAGTATCTACTACGCTGTTCATTATCTAAATGTTTTTGATCACACAGAACCAATTGTTGGTAACCTTTCAAAGCCTTCAGAGGTGCAAAGAATCCGCTCTGTTGGTATCATTTCGGTAGATAAACTTTCTGAACAATGGTACTATAATTTAGAGGAAGATCGCGACGTAGCATACTACTTATGTATAGCAGAGAAGCGCCTTGAGACCGATGGAAAGCTACATTCAAAGGTAGTCCAGAGTTTGAAGAAGAAACCCCGAAACGCATTCAAAAATGTGACTTATGCCATCTATGAATCGCCCTACGAAACGGACTTTGGATTCTGCGTGGCGCACACAAATTTCATTCAAGGACAATCAATGCTTGACAGCAGAGACTGAGCAAGCTATAATAGAGATGAGCAAGGGAATGCTCCAAACATAACCCAAAACAAATACGCTTGACAGGACTTGGACGGCGTGTTACTTTAAGATGGTAAGGAACGCTTACTATACTATACCCAACAACAAGGAGATTATTATGGGAATCAATATGGAACTGATGCGGAAGAAGCTTTCCGCACTTCGTGGGAACGGAAAGAATGATAAATCAAGTGTCTGGTTTAAGCCAGATGAAGGCGATACAGATGTGCGTATCGTCCCAACTGCTGATGGGGATCCTTTAAAGGAGGTTCACTTTCACTACAACATTGAAGGGCACAAAGGCGGTGTTATGTGTCCAAAACGAAACTTTGGTGAGCAGTGCCCGATCTGCGAGTTTGCTTCACAGCTATGGCGAGATGGGACTGATAACAACGATGAAGAGACAAAGAAGCTTGCAAAGTCTCTCTTCGCACGCAACCGCTATTTCTCGCCTGTGGTTGTTCGGGGTCTTGAGTCAGAAGGTGTCAAGGTCTATGGATACGGCAAGACGGCATATGAATTGCTCCTTGGTTATATCCTTGATCCAGAGTACGGCGACATCACTGATCCCGAAGACGGCACCGATATTACAATTACATACACGAAGCCGAAGAAGCCGGGCGCATATCCTCAAACCAATATGAAGATGCGCCGGAACACCAGTACACTCCTAAAGGATGAGGATGCAATCCCAGGGCTGCTCCAGAACATGCCTGACATTGATGCCCTATTCACTCGATATTCTCCAGAAGAAGTGGATGCTATCTTGAATAACATGCTGTCAGGTGACAAGTCTGCCGAGTCTCGGTCTCGCGAGATCAAGCAATATAACAACAACAAGAAGTCAAGTGTTGATAAGGCATTTGATGAACTGATGACTGGCTAGTAAAAGCGTTTCTGTTTCAGTTGCCCCCACCCGTAAAAAGGTGGGGGTTTTTTGTTGCTCCTTTAGTTGCTCTGTGTTATAATATATATGAACATAGAGGTTCAAAAACAAAGGAAGAAATTTAATGGCTAAGAAGAAAGCAAAGAAAGAAGTTAAAGCCGGTCGCATAGACATGAGTGCGATGAGGGCAATGATAAATAAGAAGGCTGGGCTTAATGTTGCTCATGATCTAAGAGAAGATAATCCAACAGCAGTAAAACAGTGGATTCCGACAGGATCGCGTTGGCTTGACTCAATTATTTGCAAGGGAAAATATGCAGGTATCCCTGTTAGTAAGATTACAGAGATAGCAGGTCTTGAAGCAACAGGAAAATCTTTCATTGCTGCCCAGGTTGCTGCAAACGCCCAGAAAATAGGGATTACTCCAATCTACTTTGATTCTGAGTCTGCGATTGATCCATCTTTCTTGGAAAAAGCTGGGTGTGATCTTGGCTCAATGATGTATGTCCAGGCACAGTCGGTAGAATTTGTACTTGAAACTATAGAGGAATTGTTAGGAGCAACAGATGACCAGTTATTATTTATTTGGGATTCTCTAGCATTTACTCCTGCTGTTTCTGACGTTGAGGGAGATTTCAACCCTCAATCTTCAATGGCTGTAAAGGCTCGTATTCTTGCGAAGGGAATGTCAAAATTGGTCATCCCACTTGCGGACAAGAAGGCTACCTTCCTTGTCCTTAATCAGCTGAAGACCAACATCCCACAGGGACCGATGGCAAGACAGATTGCTATGACAACACCCTTCACCACTCCAGGCGGAAAGGCTATGCATTATGCCTATTCTCTTCGTATCTGGCTTAAAGGTCGCAAGAGCAAAGCAGCCTATGTGCTTGATGACAATGGCTTTCGCATTGGTTCAGAGGTTAAAGTCAAGCTTGAGAAGTCTCGCTTTGGAACACAAGGTAGAACTTGTGCGTTTCGTATCTTGTGGGGAACTGACCCAATTGGTGTGCAGTGTACGGAAAGTTTATTTGAGGCTCTTAAGAATTTTATGTCTGTTGCTGGCTCTTGGTATACATTTGAACATAACGGCTATACCAAGAAATTCCAACCCAGCAAGTGGGTTGAGGTAATGGATTCTGACCCGGAGTTTAGACAGCATGTTTATGATTTTATGGATGAAGTCGTGATTCAAAAGTTCGACAAGCGAGAAGGTGAAGCATCAGACTTCTATGAGGTAGACAAAACGTCTTGACAGACAGCTTCCTCCCTGTTATGTTATGGGGTGGAGGTAATTTATGAAGCGTGTACTCATCATCGACGCCCTCAATATGTTTTTGAGGGCGTTTATTGTTGATCCCAGTCTGTCTAATCACGGACAACCAATAGGTGGAATCAAGGGATCTATCAAAATTCTACAAAAACTTGTAAGAATGACAAAGCCAAACGAGATTGTAATTTGTTGGGATGGACCGAACGGATCTCAAAAACGAAAGGCTCTGAACTCTGGTTATAAAGAGGGTCGCAAGCCGCTGCGCCTGAATCGTTCTGTTCACAACTTAACTGAGAACGAAGAACTACAAAACAAAGTTTGGCAACAGATGCAAGTATTTGAATATTTAAATCAAATGCCAATCATTCAGCTTATTCTTGAGAGGGTCGAGGCAGATGACATTATTTCTTATGTATGTAATTCTCGTCACTACGATGGCTGGCAGAAGGTGATTGTCTCAAATGACAAGGACTTCCTACAGCTTTGTGACGACGAGACGGTTGTGTATCGACCGACCACAGACAAGATCGAAACTAAGAATACAGTAATAGAGTCCCTTGGGGTTCACCCTACAAACATGGCTCTTGCTCGTGCCATGGATGGTGACGCCAGCGACAATCTTCCTGGCGTTAGTCGAGTCGGAATGAAGACGATCGCTACCAAGCTTCCATTCATGAAAGAAGACCGAACTGTGACGATTGATGAACTACTCGAATACTGCGAGAACATAGACTCAAAACTGAAAGTTTATAAAAACATTACAGAGTCAAAAGCACTTATCGAACACAACTATAAGATGATGCAGTTGTACTCTCCACTTATCTCAGTTCAGGGAAAGCAGATAATTGATCATGCACTTGAAAATTTTGAATGTGACTTCAACAAAACTGAACTTCTACGGCTTATGATGAACGATGGTTTTGGCGAGTTGAATTGGGAAGAACTAAAAACATTCCTAAACAAGATCTCAAGGGAATGTAATGAAAAATGACACTATTTACTACCGAGGTGTAGTAAATGGAAGAACTCTACGAAATTGATGAAGACTTTCTTGGCGAAGAAAACAAGACAGAAAAAGAAGGCGGCATTTGCGCCGCTGGCGAGGCAGCAGCAAAGCGCAAGGGCTATAAGTGGCCATCTGCCTATGCCTCTATGTACGGAAGTCGCTGGTGCAAGGACAAGGATTTTGATCGTGGCAAGAAAAAGAACGAATCTATTGATGAAGGCGGCGAACTTAAAAAGTGGCGCGATGAAAACTGGGTTCAGTCTGATGGCACACCTTGTGGAGAAAAAAAGGCACAATCCGCACCAAGACGCTGCAAACCAAAGGCAAAGTGGGCAACGATGTCTGATGCCGAGAAGAAAGCGGACAACGCTAAAAAGAAAGAAGGTGGTCGTAAAGGCAAGCAGTTTGTATCAGCAACCAAAAAAGGCAAAGTCAAGGGCTATAGCGAACATCTAGAAAAAATCATTAGAGAAGAGTATAAAGCTGTCATGGATGAGAGGAAAAAGAAATGCTCACCTTGTGGGCGCAGCGGTGGAGAAAAAAGATCAAAATATCCTTCGTGCAGACCTACACCCGGCGCTTGCGGTGAGAGAGGCAAGTGGGGCAAGAAATCAAAATCTGGAAAAGAGGGATGAATCTTAAAAAGATCATAGCGGAAGAATACAAGCTATTTATCGAAGGTAAGACAGAGGACTTAATTCAAAAGTTTCCTGAACTGCAACCTGCTTATGACGCAGGTATCAAAAACGTTCAGTATCTTAATTGGATTCGCAAACGTCGTGCGGGAGAGCCGGTTGAAGATATTGTAGGAGTTGTCATTGCTTTTGACAAACAAAAGCAGAGATTAAAAGCAAAAGGAAAGTCTCCTGATATTTATGCATACAAAACACCCGCTATTCTACGACAAACAATAGAAGAACTTGGTGCCTCCAAATCCAGTGAACAGCGTCGTATTAAAGATGAGGAAATAACTTATCTCGGAACCTTTGGTGACTGGATTGTGGCGATGCCGCATACCACACAAGCTTCTTGCAAGCTTGGCGCAGGCACCACTTGGTGTACTGCCGCGACAAAAACTCAAAACCTTTTTCTTTCCTATGTTGCGAGAGACGAAGAAAATATCATATTATATTATTTGATTAAAAAAGCAACCGATCCTCGTGAAGATCCAACCGCAAAGATTAGTGTTGGCTTTGTTAATGGAGAGCCATATTTGGAAGGGTCTCACGGTCACATAACTGTTGATGCTGCTAACAAGGGATACACAGCGAGTGATCTACAGTCAGTTTTGGGTGGTCAATATGAGCCCATAATGGGTGCAATGAAAGAACATGCTGCCAAGGTTGCTGGAAAACACCCCGCAAAACAACAATTTTTAGATATAGCTCAGTCCGACGATCCAAGCAAATTTGATAATGCCGTTAGGGGCATGGAGGGATTGGAACTAGAAGATTTTATGAAACGTATCTTGTCTTCAAATCCAAGCGCACAAGTTTTAGATAGAATGTATGAAATTACGGATCAGAGAATTGAAGCAAAGTTTCAAATGTATGGCGAGGAAGGTAACTGGGCTATACAACAGAGTTTTTTTAGAGACATAATAAATAGCCCTGCCCTTTCTGATGCCACCTTTATTAAAGCCTTAGAGAAATTTGGCAAGTTTAGATCCTTTAGCCTTGCGATGGCTTCAAGAGTATCTTCTGGAGAGGCATCAGGGTTTCAAATTAAAAAATATCTTGATTTTCTTGAAAAAAGCGGCAGACTCCATTACTACGATTATAGTGAATTCATTAAAAATACAGCAGATTTAAAAACCACATCACCAGAAGTCTTAAACTTTATTTATAAAAACTTCTCTGATGAATCAGAAGATTGGGGGGTTGATAATGATCCCATTTTGGTTAATGTCGGCGCCAACCCGAACACCCCTTTCGAAACTTTAAATAAAATATTGAGAATTGAGCCTGATGGTGAATCAGAAGATAGACCACATGAGGGAGTAGTTTACAATAAAGTATTTTCAAACGAAAATTTACAAAATTGGTTTAAAGAAAACGAAGAGGAGAATAAATTAAAATTTATTAAAGCTATGAGGGGTGCCCCATCTGAAATTGATGAGATGCGTTACCCTCTCATAAAAAAACTTGCTGAAGATCCGTCTAGCGATGTGCGAGAAGCAGTGGCTGGACTTATTCTTGATGAACTTTCTGAATATACTAAAGACTGGTATGGACCCGGCGGCGTTTTGGAGAAACTTATTTTTGATAAAGACTACGGTGTTGGCTATAAGGCGATAAAAAGAGTAAAAGATGATTTAAACTTTCTAAATTATATCATTAAAAAGTCCCTACAAAATCCAGAAAAATATAATTTTAAGCCTATTTTTGGTCTTTTAATAAAAGAAAAAAATCCAAGAACCCCTCTTCCACCAGAGGTTATAAGACAAATATATAACGCTGATTTTTATAAATTATGGAATATATCTGAGGATGATCCTGATAAGCAAGAACTTATTAACTCTGTCCGCGCGATACTAGAGACATACCTTGTAAACTTTTCCACCACACCGATTGATGTTCTTGAAAAGATATTTATAAGAAATATGCAAAAAGAAACAAAATTTACAAAATCTATTATTGAAGATCTTGCGTTCGAGTGGTCGCACAAGTTGCATAAAGCCCGAGCACCCTATTCTCAAGGCGGCAGGATTCTGATGCCCGAACCGGAAGTTACGAAGTTGCGGCAGAAAATTTTTGATGGTATCAAAGACAAAGAAGAATTTCAGGATGAAGCTGAAGAGTTGAAAAACCACATGAATAGAGTTGCCCGCCGCAAGAGAGCTAAAGAGCGACAGGCTGTTATGGATCGCCGCAAAGCAGACGGCGGGACGGTCTGGTACGAAGACGGTAGCAGAAAGAAAAATTCTAAGACTAATTATAACGAGGGAAATATCATGGATTTTACAGAAGACTATGTTAAAAAGATAATTAAAGAAGAATATAAAGCCATTATACGTGAGAAGAAAAAGAAAGCCTGTAAGCCTACCAAGGGCAAGCGCTTTGCAAAACGCGTAGATGGTAAATGTCGCTCTTATGGACAATCAGGTCAAGCTAAGAGTGGCGGTGATCGAATAAGACCCGGCACAGCCAAGGGTGATGCTTACTGCGCACGATCCGCAAAGATCAAAAAATGTAAGAATCCACCCTGCGCCAATGCGCTATCCAGAAAGAAGTGGAAGTGCCGTGGTTCCAAGTCAATGAAATAGTTAGGCATCGTCAAGAGCAAAAAAAAGTTCCAACTCGCCTTGACGTTTGACCTAGGTGTGTTATAATTAGTATTGTAAAACGTAGGAGTGGCATGCTTAAACACAAGGCAGACTTTGGGAGGTACGGCAAGTCCTTCCAAGAGGGGCTCGTTCAACTCATATTTGAGGACCGCCCATTCGCAGATCAAATAACGGAGGTTCTGAACGTCGAGTTCTTGGAACTTGAATATCTTCGTGTATTTGTGGCAAAGATAGTAGAGTATAGAACAAAGTATGGCAAGCACCCATCCACAAATGCTATGATCTCTGTTGTCAGAACAGAACTAGATCGAGAGTCGGAAGTAACACAGAAGCAGGTGCGTGATTACTATGCGAGAGTCCATACGAACGAGATGTCTGATGACATAGACTACATCAAAGAGACCTCTCTTGACTTCTGCCGAAAGCAAAAGTTAAAAGAAGCAATGATGAAGTCTGTCAACCTTCTACAGACCTGTTCTTTCGATGAGATCTCAAAGGTAATCAACGACGCCCTTAAATTAGGTTCAGAAAACAACTTTGGATATGATTTCATTGCAGACTTTGAAGAGAGGTATAAACCAAAGTTTAGACTCCCGGTCTCAACTGGTTGGAAAGAGATTGATACCATCACGAGTGGTGGGCTTGGTAGAAACGAGCTTGGTGTCGTTATCGCCCCTACTGGAGCAGGCAAGTCTATGGCTCTTGTTCACCTTGGCTCACAGGCGATCAAAGAAGGCAAAACTGTAATCCATTACACTCTAGAATTACAGGACACAGTTGTGGCTTGTCGCTATGATTCTTGCATTACACAGTATCCTCTTTCAGATCTTACAAATTTCAAGGATGAAATCTATGAAGAAATTAAGGATCTTGACGGAACTCTAATCGTCAAAGAATACCCAACCAAGTCTGCCTCGACTAACACTATCAAGGCGCACCTTGCCCGTCTAATAAAGAGGGGCATAACGCCCGGTCTAATCATCGTAGACTACGCAGATTTGTTAAGACCCGTCGTAGTACGGAAAGAAAAAAGAACGGAACTGGAGTCAATCTACGAGGAACTAAGAGGTCTATCTAATGAGATGAACTGTCCTGTCTGGACAGCCTCACAAACCAACCGCTCTGGTCTAAATGCAGAAGTTGTGACCATGGAGCAGATCTCTGAGGCATTCAACAAGTGCTTCGTCGCTGACTTCATCTGTACTTTGTCTCGCACGATTGAAGACAAACAAAATAATAGAGCGAAGATGTTTATTGCTAAGAATCGTAATGGTCCCGATGGCATTGTTTACGATCTCTTTATGGACACTTCTAGCGTTAACATCAAAATGTTGCCCAAGGCAATTGTTCCTGCTGGCGCAGCAACAAGCATTTCAGCCTCCCCTGTGGTCGCTGGACCGAAAGAACAAAAAGAAATTCTAAAAAACAAGTACGATAAATTCAAAAAATTAAGGAGAAAGATTAGATGAGAACACATATTCGTAGATTTAAACTATCAGATACATTCATAGATCAATACAGAGAACGCGAGGTCCCCTGGGGTCCACTCGGTTATATAACATTCAAGCGCACCTACGCCCGTCGCTTGAGTGAGTTTGATGAGGAAGCAACTGGCACCGAAGAATGGCACCAGACGTGTCGCCGCGTCATTGAGGGCATGTTTGACATGCAGAAGCAGCATGTCTACAAGCTCGGTCTTGAGTGGAATGACCAGAAAGCACAGCGCACCGCTAAGGATGCGTTTGATCGCCTCTTTAATCTTAAGTGGACGCCGCCCGGTCGTGGCTTATGGATGATGGGAACGAAGTTCGTTAACACCCGCACAGCAGCAGGTCTGTTCAATTGTGCATTTCGTTCTACCCGAGAACTAAACACCAAAGGAGGTTACCTCTTTGCCTGGATGATGGATGCCCTCATGCTGGGCATTGGCGTTGGCTTTGATACTCTCGGCGCTGGTACACTTACAGTTCGTGAGCCAGAATTTACAAATGAAACACACGTCATTCCAGACTCTCGTGAGGGATGGGTTGATTCTGTAAAGATATTGGTGAACGGATTCTTGTTTGGTTCAAAGGTTCCTAAATTTGATTACTCTGCTATACGTCCCTACGGAGCACCTATCCATGGTTTCGGTGGCACATCAAGCGGCTCTGGTCCCCTTGAAGAACTACACAAGGATTTGGCAGAACTCTACACTGCGAGAGTTGGCGAAGAAATAACATCCGTAGACATTGTGGACACCGAGAACTTGATCGGTCGCTGCGTTGTTGCTGGCAATGTTCGTCGTTCTGCTGCGTTGGCTCTTGGCAACCACGAAGACCGTGAATACCTACAGATGAAGAACGATTCCGAGAAGCTTGCCCACCATCGTTGGGGTTCTAACAACTCCTTCCACGCTCTTGTTGGTCAGGATTACACTTGGCACGCAGAGCAGTCACAAAAAAACGGAGAGCCAGGATACATTTGGCTTGACAATGCAAGAACTCGTGGTCGCTTTGCTGATCCTCCGAGAGATGATGACAAAAATGTTATGGGGTTCAACCCCTGTGTCGAGCAGCAGCTAGAAGATGCGGAATTATGTTGCTTGGTAGAGACTTTCCCAGCAAAGCACGAAACTTACGAGGATTACCTTGAGACTCTCAAAATTGCCTATCTTTACGGCAAGACTGTAACCCTTGCAAACACCCATTGGGCTGAAACCAACGCAAAGATGCTTAAAAACCGTCGCATCGGTCTTTCACAGTCTGGTGTTGTCCAAGCTTTCAACAAGTTTGGTCGCCGTGAGTTACTACAATGGTGTGATAGCGCTTACGAACACGTAAAGGAGTTAGATGCAGAATACTCTGATTGGCTTTGTATTCCAAAGTCAGTAAGAATGACAAGCATCAAGCCTTCTGGCACAGTTTCGCTTCTCAATGGTTCTACCCCCGGTATCCATTACCCAGAAGATGAATACTATATTCGTCGCATTCGTTTTGCGGCAGACAGTGACATGCTTCCAGCGCTTGCGACTGCTGGCTATGTAATCGAGCCCGACCACTACTCCCCCAATACAATGTGTGTCGAGTTTCCTGTTCACGAAGAACATTTCGTCAAGGGCAAGAGAGAGATCACAATGTGGGAACAACTTGAGATTGCGGCGCAATACCAACACTACTGGGCTGACAATTCTGTGTCTATCACTGTGACCTTTAAGCCAGAAGAGGCAGCAGATATCAAGACCGCTCTTGAAATGTATGAGACTCGTCTCAAGGCTGTATCTTTTCTTCGTTACGAAGAGACGGGATATGTCCAGGCTCCTTACGAGCCTATAACACGAGAAGACTATGAACAAATGTCGAAGGGCATTGTGCCGGTCCAGCGATTCTCAACTGAAGAAGGTGGCGCAGGCACAAAATTCTGTGATTCAGATCATTGTGAACTATAGGAGGAAAGATGAACTTTAATCACCTGTTCGATGACAAGGAATTACGACTTGCTAATAAAAATAGTAAGTGTAGTCATTGTTATTGGCTACCAGCGTCGGAAGGACAAGCAAGTGCAGCTAACAATATAGCAGTTAAAATGTATTGTAAGAACTGCAACAGCAGGACGCATATTTTTATGCCACTTAATGAATACAACAAACACCAAAAGGTTATAACCCAGGAGGTAAACCGTGTTAAGACCAGTTAATCGACACATTCTTGTAGATTATTCTCCACCACAGGAGAACGCAGACTCAGGAATTTTACTACCCGATGACTACAAACCCCCTACAGAGGACTATGTAGTTGTGGATGTTTTAGCAGTTTCTGAAGACGTATCTATACGTTGTAGCGATGATGACCAAATAGTTATTGACAAAAAGATGTTACAAGAAATTAGTGTAAATCATTCTATTTACTATCTGATACTAGAGAATTATGTAATAGGAGTAATTGAATAGATGGATAAAGACTTTTACAACAAATCATCAGCGCAAAGCCTTGGCTGGGATCCGACTTGGTTTGGTGAAAAGTATTATGACGACAAACTTGTGAGAGCAATCAAACGCTTTCAAAAGTCTTACGGCTTAAAGGGTGACGGACTCTGTGGACCTACCACGTTCCGTCGCCTTTGGACCGAGAGACAAGAAAACATAGATGATTACGAACCACAAGACCCACACTATTCAAATTACATTGTTTACAATGGCAACTTTACCCCAATCAAATGGGATAAGTTTGTTCTATGGTCAGAGCGAGGCGGTCTTGCTGCCCGCTCTGGCACCTACTATGACTACACAGGTAGACCAAAGAGAGACGTAAAACTATTCGTCAACCATTGGGATGTTTGTTTGTCCTCAACACAATGCCAGAAGGTTTTAGACAAGCGTGGCATAAGTGTACACTTTCTTATCGACAATGATGGCACAATCTATCAGACTCTCGACTTACAGCACGCAGCGTTCCACGCCGGCAAAGTTAATCGCAAGTCTGTTGGTGTTGAGATCTCAAACGCTTACTATCCAAAGTATCAAAGCACCTATGTCCGTAAAGGCTTTGGAGAAAGACCCGTAATTGAGGGCAAGAGAGTTCATTTCAGCGAGCTTGATCCTTTCTTGGGTTTCTATCCAGCACAGATAGATGCTCTAAAGGCTCTATGGTCAGCAGTCCATAACGCTTGCGACGTTCCATTGGAGACCCCACTAAACCAGTTCGACAATACATCAACAGTCTACGAACAAAAGTGGGCTTACGGAAGCGAACGAGGCTTCGTCAGCCACTACCATGTTGACAAGCGCAAGATTGACTGCGCAGGGCTAGACATAAAAACTTTGCTCTCTGAGCTTGACGACTGACCTGCGCCCTGTTATGTTATAGACATAACGGAGAGCAAATGAATAACGAAGTCGAATTAATGGGAACCTACGGGAGTGACGAAACGCACGCACTCTCGGCTTGGACTAGCACAAGCAGACAGATCGGGCCAAAGAAACTCGCAAGAGTTGGGAAATTGCTCAAGATGCTCGCAACTGAGGGTCATATGACGCCGTTCGAGAAGTCGTCTCTTCACTTTCTCGTAACGACCGACATCGCTACACACATCCATCTACTCAAGCACAGGATTGGCGTAAACATCAACGCAGAGTCGGCGCGCTACAAGGAGTTCAAGGTTGATAAGTATCACCTGCCTGTTGATTGGGACGAAGAAGAGCGCGGCGAACTAGAAACCTTCATCAAGGACGCCTACGACCGCTATCATAAGTGCATTGCTCGCCTTGAGGAGAAGGGCTATGATCGTGAGCGCGCCAAGGAGAGCGCGAGATTCTACCTACCCTACGGCATTCAGATCACTTGCGACATTATGTTCAACTGGCGTTCTTTCGCCCACTTCCAGAAACTACGAAATGACGAGCACGCCCAGTTGGAGGTTCGCGAGGTCGCAGCAGAGATGCTACGACTTGTAGAAGAGCAAGGCGACTTCCCTAAGACGATCGAAGCTATGACCGCAGCAGGAATGCTTCCAGTCAAGGAGAACGAAAAATGAAGATGCCTCCAACAATGCCTAAACTCAACAAAGAACAAAAAGCATATCAAGCCTCTAGAGATTGGTGGCATGTTTTTGCTGGATTTGTAATAGGCGCTATCCCGGCTTTTATCATCGGATTTGAGTTGGCGAAATAAGGAGAACGAAGAATGAGCAAGTTTAAAGTCCACGATCTAGTCTATCTTAACCTTCCTGCGGCTGATCAAGGAGATCACGTTGATGGTTTTATTGCTGATGTTATAGAGCCGGGAAAATATTTGGTCTGGTGGTTTGAAAAATGTAAATCCTGGGTGGAAACTGATCAATTTCTTGAACCAAAAGAGCCTAATCGTAAATTCAAAAAGGGTGACTATGTCGTCAATGAGGGTATGCCGCATGAAGGCGGTTTTGGATTTGTTGAATATGCTTATCCTCAAGGCTGGTATTTGATTCGCCCTATTACCGGAGGTCGCGAGGACCTTCGTGAATCCGGCAAATACCTTTGGTTTTATAGGCAGGCAAGACCTGACTCGGGAAGATACTGGACATTACACGAAAAAAAGAAAGAGGAGAACAAAGAATGAAAGTGGGTGATAAGGTTCAGTATTGTGGCTATGACACTCTCGGCGCAACAGGCGAGATCATAAGAGAAAAAGAAAAAACTCTTTACTATAGTAAGTGGGAACGCGAAGGTGACGATAGGTATTGTGTGTGTTATCTTGTAAGATACACAATACCAAACGGCAAGACTATCAACAATGTTGCGCGACCAGAAGACCTAAAACTATTGGAGAACGAAGAATGAAACTTGAACAATTGCTTGCTATATTTTCACTGACACTGTACTTACTATCTTTTTTAGCGTCTTTCGGGTTTTTGGCATACCTGCTTTACATGGTATTTGTGCTCAACCTCACTGAACAAGCGCAAATCTTGATAGGTTTGCTTGTCGCCAATAAGCTATTCGAAGAATTCGCTAATGCAATCATCAAAACTCTGAAAGAGGCTAAACAGTCTCGTAAAAAATCAGATGTTAAACCACTGGAGAACGAAGAATGATGAAGTACCAAAAAACTATTCAGTGGTACGTTAAGTTTGATACACGAATAGCTTTAATCACAAACCACTACCCTTCTAAAACACATTATTGGGAAATAAAAACTCGCACCCTAGATTTAGGATGGGGAGATAATTGGGAGTGGACAACTCTTGAAGAGGGAGAAGAAAAGACACTTGCCGCAGCTAAACGAGCTATCAAAAAAGCAAGGAGAACGAAGAATGAAAGTCGGTGATAAAGTTCGTCTTGCTCATTTCCACGGCTCTACCGGAGATCAAATCTTGGCTGAAAGCGGAGCCGCAGGAGTAATCAAGAGCATTGAAGAAGAACCTGAACCAAATGTTCTTACACGATGTGTAGAAGTTCAGTGGAACGACGGCATCAGTTGGCACTTTCGGCATAGACTTATATTGGAGAACGAAGAATGATTGAATACCACCAGTTTGCATACTTTATTGCAGCAATATGGACCTTTTGTATGGTCACTTTCTTTTGGTTTATATCAAGACTAGGACCAAAGGAGTGACTATTTATACTCG